TTGAGTTTGACTTTGACGGTTATCACTTGCGTTTACTTTGTGATCAGATTGACTATCCGTTAACTGAAGAATCAGCTCATAAGCAGCTTGCTAAACAATACTTTAATAAACAAGAAATAACTGATGAAGAATACAATAAAGCCAAACAGATTAACTTTCATGCAATTTACGGAAAAATACCAGAGAAATACGCTTTTCTCGAAGTGTTTACAAAAATCGATGAATTCATTAAAGGACTTTGGTCCGAATACGAAACTAAAGGAAGAGTCTTGGCGCCAATTAGTAATAAGCCGTTCACTAAGACGTTAAAAGATATGAATCCTCAAAAGTTAATGAACTATGTAATGCAATCGTTGGAGACTTCGAGAAATATTCTTATCTTAAAAGATATATTAGATTACCTTAAAGATAAACAAACTAATGTAGTCTTGTATACTTACGATGCTCTTTTATTTGACTTTAGTAAGAATGATGGTAAGCAGACGTTGGAAGAAATTAAAGAAATTTTAGAGTCTGGAAATAAATATCCAGTAAAGCATAAATTTTCTGATAACTTAGTTTTAGATTAGTAACTCATATTTATAATAGAATGAATATCATTCATAACCAAATTAGTTTCGACTACGATTTTGACCCAATAGGATTATACGAAGATATGAGTAACAAATTATTCTGTACTTTTACTACAGAAGACGAATTAGATAACATCCTGGAGGTTATTAAAGACAAGTATAAAATTATTTACAATAAAATTTTTGTACTTTACTCCAAAAGCCAAGATGAATACATATTGACATACAATGTCGATTTTGGTAATGTATCTAATTTTCTTCCTAACACGATTCTTGTTCACAGGAAAAAAGGATCTAATACATTATATACAATTAATGCTCTTAATACATTAATTAAAGAACTAAATGGAGGTGTACTAGATACTACCTATAGGATCAACTGGCCTGATTATAGAAACTGTATACTACTTACTAAAGGCTCTGAACTTAAAAGAGTTAATACGAAACTTTTTCGTATAGAAGAGTTGGATCGTTAAGATCTTTTTCTTATATTATTAAAATAAACGTTATAAATTAAATTAGTTATATGGACTTAAATGCTATCCGCGCAAAACTTGATGCGTTAAACAACAACGGTCAGGAAAGAGAAAAAACTGACTACACCAAAATATTTTGGAAACCTGAATTAGGAAAGCAAACAGTACGATTAGTACCATCTGCTTTCGATCCTGCAATGCCTTTCAAAGAACTTAAATTTCACTATGGAGTTGGAGATAGACCTATGATCGCATTGTCGAACTTCGGTAAACAAGACCCTATCGAAGAATTTGTAAACGAGTTAAAGAAAACATCTGATAAAGATAACTGGTCTTTAGCTGGTAAACTAACTCCTAAAACTAGAATCTTTGCTCCTGTTGTAGTAAGAGGACAAGAAGATCAAGGAGTAAGGTTATGGGGCTTTGGTATTACTATATACAAAGCTTTACTTGCACTTATAGCTGACGAAGATATAGGTGATATTACTGATGTTATTAACGGATGGGACTTAGTTGTAGAACAAGTACAAGGTAATCCTTATCCTCAAACTACAGTAAGAATTAAACCTAAGCAAACTGCATTATCAGATAATAATGATTTAGTTGATACATGGATTAAGAATCAACCTGACCCTATGGAGGTTCATAAACCATTGCAGTATGACTTTGTTAAAAAGCAACTACAAAAGTACTTAGACCCTACAGCTACTGTTGAAGAAGATCTACCTGCTGCCGGTGCTGAACCTGCCACTCCTGCTAAATCTGACTTTACGTTAGAAACTGCAACTGCTGGTAATGGAGACACTGTAAGTAAGTTTGATGATCTATTTAATGAATAATGGCTAAAAAGAAAGAAGTACAAGCTAAAGCGACTGAATCAGTACGTAAGTCGTTTAATTTATCGAATTTTAAAAAGAAGAAAGGTTTTTCTAATGCTTCTGTTAAGTTTAAAGAGCAGGGATGGATTCCTCTATCTAAAGCCTTTCAAGATATTACCTCACTGCCCGGTATACCTACCGGACATATCACTCTCTTGCGTGGACATAGTGATACGGGCAAAACTACTGCCCTAATAGAAGCTGCGGTGAATGCTCAAAAGCTGGGCATTCTCCCGGTTTTTATTATCACCGAGATGAAATGGTCTTGGGAACACGCTAAAGAGATGGGATTAGAAGTAGAAGAGGTAAGAGATGAGAATGGTACAGTAACTGATTATGAAGGACATTTCCTTTATTCAGATAGAGGTACTCTTAATACTATTGAAGATGTAGCAGTTTATATTGCTGATCTTATGGACGAACAAGCTAAAGGTAATCTACCTTATGATATGTGTTTCTTCTGGGATAGTATTGGCTCAGTACCTTGTGACCTTTCAGTACGTTCTAATAAGAATAATAATGAATGGAATGCAGGTGCTATGTCTACTCAATTCGGTAATAATTTAAATCAAAAGATATTATTATCTCGTAAGGAAAATTCTCCTTATACTAATACGTTAGTAGCTATCAACAAAGTATGGACTATGAAGCCTGAATCACCGATGGGACAACCTAAATTACAAAATAAAGGAGGTATGTCTATGTGGTACGATTCTACTTTAGTAGTTACTTTTGGTAATATTACTAACCCAGGTACGTCTAAGATTAAAGCTATCAAAGCAGGTATGCAGGTAGAGTTTGCTAAACGTACTAATGTACAAGTAGAAAAGAACCATATTGGTGGAGTTCAGTCTAGAGGTAGAATAGTAATGACTCCTCATGGTTTTATACCTGATGATAAAAGAGCTATAGATAGATATAAAGATGATCATAAAGATCACTGGCTAAAATTAGTTGGCTCAGTTGATTTTGATCTGATCGAAGAAGGAGACTTGGAAGAAACTCCTATCACTCCGAATATCTTAGATTAGTGAAGCATTCAGATATCTTTAAAAATTTAAAGGAAACCCCCCCTCGTGCGTTGAACGATCATATAATGTTAGTTGACGGGATGAATACGTTGATTAGATCGTTCTCGCTCTTGAAAGCGATGAATCCGACTGGAACACATATTGGTGGAATGGTTGGGTTCCTTCGCTCTCTTGGATATGTCACCCGTATATTCGATCCTACTAGAGTTATAATAGTATGGGACGGAAAGGGTGGATCCGGTAACCGACAAAATATTGACCCTAACTATAAAGCTCAAAGAGCTACATCTAGAATTACTCACTGGGGTCTATATGATACTAAAGAAGAAGAAACTGAAGCTCTTATAGGTCAATTATTCAGAACCCAAGACTATTTAGATTGCTTACCAGTACATCAGATAGTCATGGAAAAGTTAGAAGCTGATGATATTATGGCATGGATTGCTAAAAAGGCTTCTGACTCTAACGTCAAAAAATGTACTATAGTTTCTTCGGATAAAGATTTCCTTCAGTTAATTGATAGTACTATTCAGGTCTATGCTCCTGTTAAAAAGAAAACTTTTACAAAGGATAATATTTTTGACGAACTTAAAGTATTACCAGAGAATTACAACGTAGTAAAAGCGTTATTAGGAGATAATTCAGATAATTTACAAGGAGTAAAAGGATTAGGAATAAAAACCTTAGTATCAGAATTTCCTAAATTATTAAGTGAAGAAGTTAACCTTGATTATATTTTTAAAGTATCAGAAGAAAAATTAGAAGGTAAGAAAATTTTTGCTAAAATTATTCATAATTGGGATAAAGTAGAAACTAACTTTAAATTAATGGACTTACATAAATCAAGCTTAGATGATAAAGAAAAGCAATATATTAATGAAGTCCTTAAACAACCAGTACCCGATCTACAATCAGGAGCATTTCTTCATTTATTAGATCAAGATAAAATAGAAGGTATTACTAAAAATACTGATGGATGGTTACAAAATTTTAGAAGATTAACAACAGTATTATGATTAAGTTTTTAAAAAAATTAGGAGATATAGTAGACCCAAACTACTGGGCTGAAAAAATTGGTGAAAAGTCTGGATTATTTGAGTGGGCGAAGAAATCCCCGCTACGTAAATGGGCATTATCACTAACAGGTTGGAAATGGTGGTTCTATCAAATAGTAGTATGCGGTATAGTATTCTTATTTATGGAATGGCTATTAAATAAAATAGGTATGACTATGTTACCTTGGAAATAATGATTAAAGGAGTTATAGCAGGAAATTTTGACGTAATACATCCAGGTTATATTGAGATGTTAGAAGAAATAAAAAAGAATTGTACTGTTTTAGTTATATTACTCCATACTGATCCTTCAATAGAAAGACCCCATAAACTTAAACCAATACTTTCTTCGGAAGAAAGAAAAAAAATGCTTCTGTCTATTAAGTATGTAGATGATGTTATAAGATATACTTATGAAGAACAGTTATACGATTTATTAAAAGTAGGTGAATTTAATGTAAGATTTTTAGGTGATGACTATAGAAATAAACCTTTTACTGGTGATGATTTAAAAATACCAATTCACTATCTTAATAGAGATCACGGTTGGAGCACAACCAAATTTAAAAAGTTAATATCAGAAAGTTATGAAAAAAGCAATAATAGTTAGCGGGTACTTTAATCCGTTACATAAAGGACATTTAGAGTTATTTAAAAAAGCAAAAGAGGTAGGAGATATACTTATAGTTTTAGTTAATAACGATATACAGAGAGAATTAAAAGGTTCTAAGTTTTTTCAAGATCAAGATGAAAGAATAGAAATAATTAGAGCTTTAAGCATAGTCGATATGGCATGGATATCAGTTGATAAAGATTTGACTCAAAATAAAACTTTAAAAGCAATGGTAGATAAATTTTTAGGTACTATGAAACTTGCATTTGCTAACGGCGGGGATCAAACAAATGATACTATCCCAGAAAAGGATATTTGTAATACATTCGACATTGAATTAATTGATGGTTTAGGAGATAAAATTCAATCATCTAGTTGGCTATTAGAAAAAAAGTAATTATATTAAATCAAAGGTTATAAATGACGCTAAAGAGTTTACAGCAGTACGGTAAAGGTTTTCAACTAAAAGTTTTAGGATCCCTGTTAACGGATAAAAAATTTCTTTTAAACGTTAGAGATGTATTACACGATCATTATTTTGACGCAGATTCTCATAAATGGATAATTAAGCAAATATGTGAATACTTTGATAAGTATCATACTAATATTACTATGGATGTTCTTAAAGTAGAGCTCCAAAAAGTAGAAAATGAAGTACTTCAAGTAGCTCTTAAAGAAGAACTTAGAAACTCTTATCAAGCTACTCAAGATGACCTTGAATACGTACAGGAAGAGTTTCAAACTTTCTGTAAGAATCAAGAAATGAAAAACGCTATACTTAATTCAGCTGATCTACTTAAAGAAGGAGATTTCGATGGTATTAGAAATATGGTAGAGAAAGCTATGAAAGCTGGTATGGATAAAAATATTGGTCATGAATATAATAAAGATGTTGAAACTAGGTATAGAGTTGATTACCGTCCTACTATTCCTTCACCTTGGCCTATTCTTAATAGTGGAATTCAAGGTGGATTTGGACCTGGTGACCTTGCTATTATGTTTGGCAATCCTGGTGGTGGTAAATCTTGGACTATGGTTGCTATTGCTGCTCATGCCGTTAGCCTTGGCTATAAAGTTAATTACTATACGCTCGAACTCGGAGAGGATTATGTGGGTAAACGATTTGATTGCTACTTTACAGGACATTCTATTGATGAGGTTAATAAACACCGTAAGGAAGTTCAAGCGTACATAGATAGTTTAAAAGGTAAATTGATAGTTAAAGAATATGCTCCTAAATCTGCAACAGTAGGCACTGTAAGATCTCATATTCAGAAGTGTATAGATATGGAACATAAACCAGATTTAGTAATAATCGATTATGTAGATTATTTAAGAGCACCTTCTAAGGGTAAATTCTCTGAACGTAAAGATGAAATTGATGATGTATTTATTGCAACTAAAGGATTAGCTAAAGAACTCAAAATTCCTATTCTAACACCTTCTCAGGTAAATAGAATGGGAGCTAGAGATAATGTAATCGAAGGAGATAAAGCTGCCGGTAGTTATGATAAGATGATGGTAGCTGATATTTGTTTATCTTTGTCACGTCAGAAAGAGGATAAAGTACTTGGTACCGGTAGAGTTCACGTTATGAAAAATAGATATGGTCAAGATGGTATGACATATAATGTTAAGATGGATACTAATAATGGACATATAGAATTTTTAGAGAAAGCTTCTCTTACAGAACACATACCAGAACAGCCTAACAAGCCTGTTTATAACCTAGATGCTGGCACAATGGAAAAATTAAAATTTAATTAAAACTTTTTTAGCAGAATAGTGAATATATATCATATTTATAAAATGCCCGAAGGAATTATCCAACGGGTCTTTCTGTCTAAAACACCTAAAAATATATAAAGATATATGAGTTTACTTGATGAAAGGGTTGTGTATAAGCCCTTCGAATATCCCAAAGCATTTGATTACTGGTTAAAACAACAACAAGCACATTGGCTTCATACAGAAGTACCGATGGCTCAAGATGTTACTGACTGGAAATCTAATATGAAAGACCATGAAAAAAACGTAGTAGGTCAAATTTTGAAAGGATTTGCACAAACTGAAACTATAGTAAACGATTATTGGTCTACTTTAGTTACTAAATGGTTCAGAAAGCCGGAAGTTATAATGATGGGGACTACATTAGGATCAAGTGAAACTATTCATGCTGAAGCTTATTCATTATTAAACGAACAGTTAGGTTTAGATAACTTTGCTGAATTTATGGAAGATGAAGCTACTATGGCTAAAATAGAAGCGTTAATGAATGTAAGAGATAATCATGACGGTACTCCTAACTGGCATGAAAGAGCTAAATCATTAGCTATATTTTCAGCATTTACAGAAGGTGTTAACTTATTTAGTTCTTTTGCAGTTTTATTATCTTATAAAATGAGAAACTTACTAAAAGGAGTAGGTCAGATAGTAGAGTGGTCTGTAAGAGATGAATCTTTACATTCTGAAGCAGGATGTTGGTTGTTTAGAACTCTTATGAAAGAACATCCTGAATTTAAAACTGATAAGTTAGTCAAAGAAATTGAAGAAGCAGCTCACTTAGCTTTAAAACTAGAATTTGATTTTATTGATAAAGTATTCGAAATGGGGGATTTAGAAAATTTAGGTAAGGATGAACTGAAAAATTTTATCCGCCATAGAGTAAATACTAAAATGGCTGACCTAGGTTTAAAACCTATCATTCCTGCTGAAGAGATAGATAAAGGTGCATTGAAAACTATGAAATGGTTTGATGCAGTTATAGCCGGAAAACAGCAAACTGACTTTTTTGCGAACAGAGTTACAAACTATGCTAAAGGCCATTTAGATTGGTCTACTGCATTTTAATAATTTAAATATCAATGACAGTAGTAGTAGATACCAGCAACTGGGTAGCTGGCAAAGATTACCCAGAATGGATGAACGAAGTTTCGATAGCTACAATATCTAAAGGTTATCTTCTTCCCGACGAAACTCCTAAATTAGCATACAGACGTGTAGCTGATACAATAGCAAAAAGACTAGACCGACCTGAATTAGCGAATAAATTTTTTCGCTATATGTGGAAAGGTTGGTTAAATTTAGCCTCTCCAGTACTATCAAATACAGGTACTGATAGAGGTCTTCCTATCTCTTGTTTTGGTATTGACACCCCTGACTCTATAAGAGGTATAGGACTCACTAATGCTGAATTGATGAGGCTTACCTCTTTAGGAGGAGGAGTAGGTATTGGATTATCAAGAATAAGAGGAAGAGGAACTAAAATAGGTAGTGGCGATATGGGTACTTCAGAAGGAGTAGTTCCATGGGCTAAAATATACGATTCTACTATTATAGCTACCAACCAAGGAGCAGTAAGAAGAGGAGCAGCATCAGTTAATTTAGATATTAACCACCCAGATATAGCTGAATTTTTAGAAATAAGAAGACCTAAAGGAGATCCTAATAGACAGTGTCTCAACCTTCACCAATGTATCACAGTGGACGATGAATTTATGCAAAAATTAGAGCATAGAGACGCTGAGGCAATGGAATTATGGGTTAAAATTCTTAAATCAAGAGTAGAAACTGGTGAACCCTATATAATGTTTAAAGATACTGTTAATAACGCTAACCCTCCAGCTTATAAGAAAAATAATTTGGATGTTAGTATGACAAATATCTGTTCTGAAATAACTCTTCATACAGATGAAGAGCATAGTTTTATTTGTTGTTTATCAAGCGTTAATTTAACTAAATGGGATGAATGGAAAAACACGGATCTTATCGAAACTTCAATTTATTTTCTAGACGGTGTATTAGAAGAGTTCTTAGCAAAAACTTCTGGAAGAGAGTCACTTGTAAGAGCTCATAGATCTGCCAAAAAAGGTAGAGCAATAGGTTTAGGAGTATTAGGATGGCATACATTATTGCAGAATGAAAGAATACCTTTCTCATCTATTAGAGCTACATCACTTACTCATCAAATATTTTCTGATATTAGAGTAAAAGCTGAAGCAGCTTCGAGAAAGTTAGCAGACGAGTATGGAGAACCAGTATGGTGTAGAGGAACTGGTCAAAGAAATACTCATTTATTAGCTATAGCTCCTACTGTCTCTAACAGTACTATTTCAGGAGGAGTCTCTGCAGGAATCGAACCTGTACCAGCTAATGTTTATACATTTAATTCAGCCAAAGGTACTTTTATAAGAAAGAATCCTGCATTAGTTACTTATCTCGAAGAAAAAGGAGCTAATACTGAAGAAGTATGGGATCAAATTATGAAAGATAGAGGTAGCATTGCAAATTTACCAGAAGATGTAATGCCTGCTGAAGATAAACCTATTTTTTTAACGTTTGCTGAAATAAATCAATTACAGTTAGTAGAACAAGCAGGAGCTAGACAAAAGTATATAGATCAAACCCAATCTTTAAATTTAGCTTTTGATCCTACTGATAGTCCTAAATTTATTAACGAAGTTCATCAAGCTGCTTGGAGATTAGGAATAAAAACTTTATATTATTTAAGAACTGATTCAGTTATAAACGGTGATATAGGTAGTAGAACCGATACTGACTGCTTAAGTTGTGATGGATAACTATTTATAAGTATGCCAAAAAGTATTTTAATTTCGGAATCTGGTTCCTTAGGATTTGATTTAACTGTATTAGAGATATACCACACTTCTATTACTGCTAGTAACTTAATAGCAACAATTTCAGCATCAGATCTTACTGGTTCAAATAATCTTCAGATAGATAATCTACCTGATAGTTATAGTACTTTTTTTGCTAAATGTACTAGTGGTCCTTGTCAAAATACAACAGCTAGTCTTACAGTAGTAGGTAGTGCATCACCTTCAACTAGGTATTTCGATGTACATTCAACCAGTACAACAAGTACTGTATCTATTACATTTCCAGTTGCAGCCGGTCCTACTACAGGATCATTATCTCAAACAGTAAGCTTTATTGACTTTGCGTTATTTACTATTCAAGCTAACGCTGCTTATCCTGAAACTTTTGCAGGATGGTATGATTCGGCTACTGGTGGTAGTTTATGGACTGCTTCTAATCCTCTTTCTATAACTAATACAACTTTTACCGGATCAGATCAATTTTATGCTAGATTTAGTTGATAACTCGAACTATTTTTCTTATATTAATAGTAAATAAGTTATATGTCAAAAAATTCAGCTAAACAAAGATACGTTCAATTAAAAGAATGGTTAGCTACTAGAGGTTCTGGTGGTAATACTACAAAAAAAGAAAGAAAATTTTCTAAAGCAGATCACTACAAAAAAACAAGAGATAGATATGGCAGAAAAAAAGCTAATTAAATTTTACGCTACATGGTGTGGTCCATGTAAAATTTATGGAAAGACTTGGGATAAAGTAGTCCCTGATTATCAAGATCAAGTTAAATTATATAATGTTGATATAGATAAAGATACTAGCGGTTTAGCTAATGAATTTAAAATAGAATCAGTACCTACTACAGTTTTAATTAGAGAAGATGGAAGTAGAGTTACTAAAGAAGGAAGATTATCAAAAGAACAATTAACCGAATTAATTTTATCATAAATGTTACGAAATCCAAATTCAATACCGGCAAGTGATACAATAATAAAAGATCCTAAAATGGATCCTTTCTTTATTACTAGGTCACAAACAGGAGGCTATACAGTATTTGAAAATGTTATAAAAGGGGAAAATAATACTAGTTATATTAAGACAGTAAGTTATCCTTCTACTTTTGGCGCAGGTTTAAGAACTATAGCTAGAGAGAAACTTAATGAAGAAGGTAAAACTTACGATTTAAAAAGTTATATAGAACGTTGGGAGTCTGTAAAAGATTCCTTAATTTCTATTTTAGAATAGCGTTTGCCTATACGCTTTATAATACCTGGCAAAATTTAATTAATTATTATCATGGCAAAAAATGTCGTAGTTAGTCTTTCAGGAGGGATGGACTCCTCAACTTTATTACTTAGATGTTTATCTGAGTATGATAACGTTACTGCTTTATCTTTTGATTACGGTCAAAAGCATAGAGTAGAACTTGAAAGAGCACAATCATTAGTAGATTATATTAATGAAAATTGCACTGACGAAAATTGTTTTGGCGGATGCAGAGTTAATTATCAAGTTATTAAATTAGATGGTTTAGTTAATTTATTAAATTCTAATCTCGTTCAAGGAGGAGATGATGTACCTGAAGGTCATTATGAAGAAGATAATATGAAAGCTACTGTTGTACCTAATAGAAATAAAATCTTTGCTTCTATAACTCAAGCAGTTGCTTTATCAGCAGCTAATGCAAATGGTTTAGAAACTGATATTGCTTTAGGTATTCACGCTGGTGATCATGCTATCTATCCTGATTGTAGACAAGAATTTAGAGATGCTGACGATGCTGCTTTCAGAATTGGTAATTGGGAGGCTGAAAAGGTAGGATATTTTACTCCTTACTTAGATACTGATAAACTTGGAATTTTAAAAGATGGACAAAAATTGGTTAAAGAGCTTGGAATATCTTTCAATGAGGTTTACAGAAGAACTAATACTTCTTATAAGCCCTTTCCTAGCGGCAATAGTGACTACAAATCTGCTTCATCTGTTGAAAGGATCGAAGCATTTATCAACCTTGGTGTGGATGACCCTGTACAGTACGAGGACGAAACTGGAGAAGTTGAATATAGTGTTGCGAAAGCACATGTAGAAAAATTATTAGCTCAATACGCTGCATAATTTTTTTTTAAGTTACTAGGAAGGCCGCTACTACGCGGCTTTTC